GCCTTGTGCCAACACTCCGTGCAAAGGGAGAACAGCGTTGACAGCCCATAAAATAGCCGCGCCCGCGGCCGAAGACAACCCATTGACGCCGGAACCTGTGGAGACGCTTGATTTAGCGTCCCAGGCAAGAGGCGCATACCTGCACGCCACTGAGGATCTGATCGCCGCCGTAGGCCCCACGAAGGCCCGCTGGTTCATGGCGGAGGTGCACGTGGTCGCCTGGGGAAACGCCGTCATGCTCTACGAGCAGCGCGACGAGCCGCTTGGGCAGCGCCAGCACCCCAAGCGGCTCTTGGCAGTCACCGCGCCGGAGACGGGCGGTCGGCCCAGCGCCGAAACTCTCACGACAAGCCGGTAGGGGGCAAGCGTCGATGTCTGTGGTGGCATTCATCCGGCGCTGCATCGCGGAAGGCGCCGACATCGATTCGGCTCTGAGCGCTGCCGAACAGTTCGAGACTGGGGGCCTGTTCGGCGACGTCTCGCTGTTCCCGGCCTTCTGGTCTGCGTACCCGAACAAGGTCGGCAAGGGCGACGCCGAGAAGGCCTACAAGCGGGCTCTCAAGCGAGCGCGGCACCAGACGATCATGGAGGGCCTCGAGCGGGCCAACCAGCGCGGTTGGTCGGAGAGCCTTGGGAACCCGCCGCACCCGTCGACGTGGCTAAACCGAGACCGATGGGCCGACAATCCGACACCGCGCGCCATCTTGGCCACGCCAGGCATGATGGCCGCAGCGAGCGACGAGATGGCCTACCAAGCCCTGGTGAGGAAATACGAACATGGCGGACGAAGTGGAGATCTTGGCGGAACTCAAGGCGCTAGCCGCTCACTACCCGCGCCGTCAAATGGGTCAGGCCGACTTCTCTAGGTGGCTCGACGACTACGTGAGCGATCTAACCGGCGCCGGGTTCGGTGAGTGCGATGTGCGGATTGCCTGCACCAACTGGCGCACGTCCGAGGCGAAGAAGATGCCCACGCCTGGCGAGCTGCTCGCCTATTGCCGCAAGGTGTTTCGGCCCGAGAAGGCTGTCGCCGTGATCGAGCCGCTGCCGCCCCGGCCGAAGCCGACAGCGGAAGAGCGCGATTACGTGCGCCAAGGCCTGCAGCGCCTCGCCTGCCAACTCGACAGCGCTGGCCACATCAATTTCCGCGAGCTGTCGCGGCGGCCCGGCGAGACAGGAGCCGAGCAGGGCATGCGCCTTTGGCCGAGCCGGCGTGTCGACAGTCGCGGCTATCGGCCAACCGAGGCGCTTGACGACATCATCTGATCGGGAGCATCGTGTGGGTCGTCCGGTCTGTGGTGGCAGTCCCGAACGACCCTGGGTTTGGTGGAACCCTACACGGTGCTCAAACAACGTAGAGCACCGCCTCGTTCCCCGCAACACCTTAGGGCTTGATGTGTCGCCCAAGGTTCGCGTGGCTCCCTCAAAACCACGAACAAAACGCGGGTTCAGGTGCGCCCATTCCTTCCCGCGGCCTAAACGGCGCCCGGCATCCCCGGGAACGGTACGGAGCGGCGCGGCTTGTCAGCGGGATTGACTCCCCGCCCAATCCGCGACGTGAGAGCGCCGCAAAATGCTCTCAGGCGACGGCGCAGGGACAATGCGCTGGCCCCGGCACGGGGGAAGGGAATTGAGTACGCGAGGCTCGCTCTTGAGTCTCTCCCTTGGTCAGGGACTGTCGGGGGGCCTAAGCCCGTGCCGGCAGGCGGAAAGGGCTACGCTATGGAGAGAGGATTCTAGATGGCCAACGTCACCAAAAAGTGGGCCGAAGAGCACCGAGCGATTGAGCCGTTGCCGATTAAACTCAAGCCGAAGCCGATGACCAAGAGGCAAAAACGGCTCGCCGCACAGTGGAATCGTCACAAGTTCGGAAAGCTCGGCGCGGCTAGCAAGGGAAAGTCGGTGCTTAAAGGTTAGAGCCGCCCCATCAGAAACAGCACGACGAGGATCAGCAGCAGCAGGCCTCCAAGGCCCCCGAAACCGCCGAGACTGCCGGACCTCGAGGGTATCACCGTCGGCCTCGATGGTGACGCCCTCGACTGTCCAGTATGGGCGGCCCTCATGGTCGTGGCCGGCGGCCTCGATGGATCGGCCGCCGCGATACCAGCGAGCGGTGAGCGATGTGGCTTCGGTCATGACTTGTCCTCGTAGGCTGCGGGATGCAGGAACAGCGGCACAGCCACGTAGGTGCTCCAGCGGTTCGTGGGCTTCTCAGCGCCGGTCCTCGCTGCTTCCTCCCGGACGTAACAGACCTCGGCGACCTTGCCGGTCCTGGGGTTCAGGAGGGCCCAGCAGACGGGTTGGGGTTCAGCTTCCATCAGGATACCCCCGCAGAAGCCGCCAGAGCGCTCAGGAGCGCCTTGTGGGCGTCTTCGGTAGGTATGACGCGGTAAAGCCGGTCCTGCCAGCTGTCGCTCACGTACCAGCCGCAGGCGAGGGCTTCTTGGATGACGGCCTCGCTCAGCAGCAGGCCGACCTGACGATAGCCGCGATAGAGCGCCATCGTGCCATCGGCCCGGCGCATGCCGGAAAGGACCGGAGCCGCGGCCAGACGCCGACGCAGGAAGCGGTCTTCCATCCACTCGATGTGGTCGTCGATCGCCTCGCGGCAATCCTCGGGCGTGGCGCCGAACAGGCAGGGCTCGCCGTCGTCCTGCGTGGCATACCAGCGCGAATCAGCCGGGACGATGCCGTCGGTGCGTTCGATGCGGTAGTCGCGGTAGATCGGGATCATCAGACTTGCTCCTGCTTGCGCTCGGCGACCCACGCCAGATAGGCGTCGACCGATCCGAAGTAATCGTCAACCGCCTGATGCAGCGCACACGGGCGCCCAGCGGTGTTCCAATCGACCTCGGCTTGCGCGTAAATCGCCTGGGCCTTCTGCCAGGTTGTCAGGGGGATCGCGTCGGGCATCTGAGTCGCTCCTGTTGTTGACTGAGTTATGCCACATGGCCCGGCGGATGGTCAACAATTTATCGACTACAATAGATTTTATGTTGACGACGCGCGAGATCGGCGTAGTCTCACGTCATCGAACGCAAGCGCTCTGGCGCTTCAGGAGGGAAGAAGATGGCCGACCCGCTCGAAACCAAGTTCAAGCGCGAGATGCTCGCCAAGCTGCGCGAGTTCCTTTCGGACGGCAAGGCGCGTCACGCAGCGCTGGTCGCTCGCTACCGCGAGGCGGCCGAACGGCTCGAACGCGAACTAGCCTAGCCCCCCCCAACAGGAAGGATGAGAACGATGAAGGTGATTTGGGACAAGCTGGAAGGAGGCGGGTGGAAGACGCTTTCGCGCAAAACTCTTCCTTCGGAGAAGGTCGTGGTCGATGTTTGGATGCGCATCCCCGCAAGCCCGCGCTCCTTCGGCATGTCTGATGAGTTCGGCGTTCCTGATGCGTGGCGCGAAGGCGGTGTCTGGTACCACATCTTCAACGGCCGCCCAGAGCCCGTCGCCAGCGAATATATCTCGCACTGGCGTGACCGTCAGCCGGGGGAACTGCGCCTCGGTTTGGGGTGGGGAAGCGCTCCTGTCAACGCCGACGGCACGGTGAGCGCTGTTCCGGCCTGAGCCCTCCCCCATCGCGGATCAACCCGCCATCTGGCTCCGGCGCGAAAGCGTGCGGAGCCTTTGGGGCAGGACCAACCAGAAAAGGAGACTGACCCCCATCTAGGAGCGGCGCGCACCCCCGCCTTGAGAGGCGCCGCTCCGACTGGTGGCCAGAATGGAGACCACAATGAACCTGAACGAAGTCCAGATCGCCACGCGAGACGGCATAAAATTGACGAAGGTCGAGGTGCGCCACGTCGGGCACCAGCGTCGCTTCGCGCTGACCCGCCACGAAGACGCTATCGCCGCGAGTGGATTCACCGATTGGGCCATCACCCACACCAAGACTGGCCGCGCGATCACGTCTCTGATCCCGCAGATCATGCCCCGCACGATCAAGAACCTCTCGGCCGTCATCAAGGCCTGGGACAAGCTGGAGGGTGTGGTCTGGTCGGTGGTCGACGACCTGTCGTTCGGTGAGAACGCGCGCATCAAGACCCACCAGCAGAAGGCCGCGGCCCTGGTCTTCGCGCAGAAGCTCCGCCAATCGGCGAGCGAGACCTACGAGGCGCTCTACGTGCGCCCTGGGCGTCTCTGAGGGCGATTATGCCTTTTGCAAACGCAGCGATGGGTGGCTAAGGTGGGAACTTCCTTAATGAGGAGTTCCCCGGATGCCGGACATGCCGCCAGAGGAAGACGCCGACAGAGATGGCGCGCTAGACTGAGTCGCACCATTACTTGTGCTTCATGTCTCCGAGCGGCAACTCCAATTGACGCGGATCGGCAGCCTCAGACCGTGAGCCAGTCGCTCCACGACGCCGACGCTTGCGGCCCATTGTCCGCTGACGATTGCCCGCCACTAGGCCCCCGATAAGTCAGCCGCCGGCCACGTACCGCAGCGTCGCTCTGCGGCTTCGTGGAGGCCGCCGTCGCGCCGGGAATGATGGTTGTGACGGACGGGTGGAACGCCTACGCCAGCCTCGCCAAGCGCGGCTACGACCACCTTGCCGCCGCTGAGAACGATAACCCGCAGGTCGCCGAAGACTACTTGCCGATGGTCCACATGGTCTTCTCGAACCTGAAGACGTGGCTGAAGGGGACGCACCACGGCGTCAGCGGCAAGCACCTGCAAGCCTACCTCAACGAGTTTGCCTTCCGCTTCAACCGCCGCCACTACCCGTTCAACAGCTTCCGCTCGTTGCTCGGACTGGCCGGGATCAACGAAGCCCCGACTTACGCCACCCTGTATTCTGGAGAGTGGGACCATCCCACATTTAGCGATCATGGGTGATAACCGGATAGGCATGGATTAACCATTCGCACCGGGAGGGCGCGATGCACAGCCAGTGGCAGACGACAGACCGACCAGTCTGGCCCATGAAGCCGGGCGCCTTCACCCAGGCCGAGGACGAGCTGATCCTGCACGCCCTGCAGCGCCTGGGATCGGCACTCCCTTCTCGCTCTGAGGCTGAGATAGCGGGACGGCTCACTCTGATGGCCCAGACGCGCACCAGCAAAGGCATCGCGGTCTGATGCTTTCCGAGCCCGACCAGCCACGCGCCGCCCGCCTCCCAGATCTCGGCTGGCCCCCGATCGTCGAGCGCGTCGAACTGACGCGGCGCATGGAGATCAGCGAGGCGGCCTACTGGCTGGCATACCGCTCCAGACGCGACAGTGCTGGCCTCGTGGCGCTCCTGCCCTCAGGCCGCCACCTCTACGCCTGGCCGCACCAGACGGTCGAGGAGATCATCCACACCCACCTAAGGCTTGAAGAAATCGGCCACAAGATCGAAGCTGCGGGCCGCTGGGTTCCGGCCCGCAAACTGGAACTGCTACGCATGATCAAGATGGCGATGGTCGACCGCGCCACCGCGATGGCTCGCTTCGAGCTCAGCGCCCACGAGATCGGCGAGTGGGAAACCCTCTGGGTGAGCGATACGATTCGGGGAACGCCGTGAAGGGCCGCCTCACCCTCCCTGAGTGGGCTGCGACTCTCATGGTGATCGCCCTAGCCGTCGGCGCCTGCGCTGTGGGCTGGTGGCTATGAGCGTCCTGACCAAGGGCGAGACCCGCCGCGCCGTTGAGGAAGCCAAGGCCGCAGCCCGCGCGAAAGGCCCGCACCCGCTGGACGAAGACGACTTCGCCGCAGTCTGCATCGACGCCGACAGCGACAAGTGGATGCTGTTCCCGGTCACTTCGCGTGACGGAAGCGGACAGCTGCTCCACACCCAGACCGAAGGCGCCAAGCCGATGTGGGAGGTGTCCAAAGGCCCCACCATCCTCGCCGTAGAAGGTAGCAGGTTCAAAGACTTAGACGCCGTCTATGACCTGTGCTGGCGCGAGTTCGACGGATTGCTATCTCTCAGGGATACTCTACGCCCCATGCTCAGCGACATCGGACCAGACGCTTGACCTGCGCCAATGCGACGCTAGGCTGACGCACATGCCCGACGAGACGCTCCCCACCGGTCCTCCACCCAGCCAAGTGGCCGCCTTGGCCATCGTCGGCACCGGCGGCGAGAACATGCGCGCCCTCGCGTCCATGGCCGGCGCCAGACGCGACAACATCCCGAAGGTGAAGACCTCGGCCGACGAGATCGGCATTCACGGCAGGGCCTGGAGCCTTGACTGGCCCAAGGCGAAGGCGCGTCTCATCGAGACCGGCGTGATCACCCTCAGAGGCGAGCGCGAGGCAGACCACGACTCGACCAAGGCGATCTGGATCATGCAGGCGCCCTACGCCCACCCGCTATGGCACAGCTACCTGCTGGTCTTGATCAGCCTCGAGCCGATCCCCGGCACAAAGACGATGGTCTACAAGCTTGGCGCCACCCACGAGTTCTGGCTCGCCGCCCTGGATCCGAACGCCGACGTAGACGCATGCCTGCGCGGTGACGCAGTAGCCTCGGCCCACATGCTGCGCCCACTCAACTTCGCCGCCCAGATCATCTGCCGCGACGACGCGGACGCCCGCGAGCGCATGCGGCTGGTCGCCAAGGACGTGATCGACGGCAGCCTGAATCCGGACACCGACTTCACCCAGCAGTGGGTTGCGCGGTTCGGCGACTCGATGATGCGCAAATAGCGCCTCGCGAATTGCGATAAACTGAGATGGCAAAAGGCAGAAAGACCGGTGGAGGCCCTCGGACGGGTAGCCCCAACAAAGCGACAGCCGAGATTCAGGCGCTCGCCCGCTCCTACGTCCCTGCGGTGATGAAAGAGATGCACCGCATCGCCACCAAGTCCGAGAGCGACACCGCTCGGGTAGCTGCGGGGAACGTCATCCTTGACCGCGCCTACGGCAAGGCGCGACAACCCGTCGACCACGGCTGGGATTTGACCAAGCTCACGGATGAACAGATCGCAGCTATCGCAATTGCTTCAGGAGCGGCCTCCACCGCCCCACCACCTGATCCTCGCCGAGATGGAGCGCAGGAGACGGCTCACTGAGCAGCAGCGTGAGGAGGAGCAGCGTCTCGCCCAGCGCCCTCAGTTAGACGAACGCCGGGCGCTCTACGAAGACAGTCTCTATGAGTTCCTGAAGGCCGCATGGCCCTATATCGATCCGGCACCGTGGCAAGATGGCTGGTGCATTGAGGCGATTGCCGAGCACCTTCAAGCTGTTGTTGATGGCCACATCAAGCGTCTGCTAATCCACATTCCACCGCGGTGCTGCAAGAGTTCGTTGCTGGCGATCGCGTTTCCGGCTTGGTGCTGGGCTCAGCCTGACCGCTCAGTGACCTCTGGCGCCGGCGTCAAGTTCATGTACGCTTCGTATGCGGAGCGCCTGTCACGGAGGGACTCCCTGCGCTGTGCTCGGCTCCTGACGAGCCCATGGTACCAATCACTTTGGGGAGACCGGTTTTCGCTTCTCCAGGACAGCGCCATCAGGCTGGTCAACGATGTAGGTGGCGAGCGTCTAATCACCTCAATCCCGAAAGGAGCTGCAACTGGCGAAGGCGGCGACCTATTTATTTGCGACGACCCCAATGCTGCGAACGCCGCAGCCAGTGAAGCCACCATCGAAGCCACCAACGAATGGTGGGACCAGACGGCCAGCACTCGTCTAAACGACCCGAAGCAAGGCGCATTTATCATTCAGCAACAAAGGCTTGCTGAAGACGATCTGAGCGGGCACGTCCTTGAGCGCAACATCGGCGAATGGGTCCACGTGATGATGCCGATGCGGTATGAGGCTGATCGCTCCTTCGTCACTGTGCTCGGCTACGGAGAAGACGGCGCGCCGATCACTTGGAAAGACCCGCGCACAGTGGAAGGTGATTTACTTTGGCCCGAGCGCTTCGGTGAGCGAGAGGTCGCACTGCTAGAGCAAACCCTTGGCCCTTGGGGCTCGAGTGGCCAACTCCAGCAACGCCCCGAGCCCCGCGGCGGCGGCGTCATCAAGCGCGACTGGTGGAACACCTGGGACCTGACGACCTTCCCGCCGTTCGACTACATCATCGGCTCGCTGGACACGGCCTTCACCGAGAAGACGGAGAACGATTTCAGCGCGTTGACGATCTGGGGGGTCTTCACAGTCAACACCCAGGAGCAGGCGACGAGGCAGCAACAGCGCAGCGGGGCGATCGACCAGGTGCCGGGCATAGACCCGGTTCAGGTGGCGCTATCGGGAACCTACGCCGAGGAGACGGCCAAGGTCATGATGATGATGGCCTGGCAGGAGCGGCTCGAGCTCCACGACCTCGTCGTCAAGGTCGCCGAGACCTGCAAGCGCAACAAAGTGGACATGCTCCTCATCGAAAATAAAGCGAGCGGCCACTCGGTCGCGCAGGAGATGCGCCGGCTCTACGGCCACGAGCGCTTCGGGGTGATGGTGCAGGACCCGAAGTCGATGGACAAGCTGGCCCGCCTGCACTCGGTGGTGCCGCTGTTTGCTCCGGAGAAGGCCAAGCGCCTGATCGGCGGCAAGGTGCAGGAGGTGATCGTGCGCCAGGGCATCGTCTGGGCGCCGGACCGCCAGTGGGCCGACATGGTCATCACCCAAGTGGGGATGTTCCCCAGAGGCAAGCACGACGACCTTGTGGATACCGTGAGCCAGGCCCTGCGCTTCCTGCGCGACACGGGGATGCTGCAGCTTTCCAACGAGCGGCTCGCCGAGGTCGAGGAGGCCAAGCAGCTGGACAACGTGAAGCGGCCTCAGCCTCTTTATCCAGGCTAACGGGTATATACCGGCTTGCCGGCCTGAGGCCTCGCGTATATACCGCCAGCCCATGGAAGACCTGAAACCGATCAGCTTGAAGGTTCCGGTAAAGACGCTGGAGGCGATCGACGCCGCCGCGAAGCTTGCGGGTATGTCCCGCACCGCCTTCATGCTCCACGCGGCCCTCCAGCCTCGGACCAGCACATCTTCTGTCGCAACTGCCGAAGCGATCCAAGAAACGGCAAGCCGCAAGTTCGCCAAGCTTCATCCCGTCGGCACGCGCCAGCCATCCTACGAGCGCGACCCCAAGAGCAACGCCAACATCCTTCGCGGGCACTACGTGCTCGAACGGCACACCAGCGAGGGCCACGAGGTTTGGAAGTACGAGGAGCGGAAGTCATGAAAGAGATCATCGAGTGCGCCATCTTCGGCGGCCTGTTCAGTCTGGTGATGGCGATGCGGGCTGCGGCTAAGGAGCGGGATGGGCGATGAGCGTCTACAACTCCGAAGACTGGCGAATCGACGTCGCGGCGATCACGCCTTCTGTGATCACGTCGGCGCCGGTCGGTCAGCCGACGGTGAGGCTGCTGCTGACGCACGGCTGCGTGGCGATGTCGGTCGACTTGCCGGCTCGGGCGGCCGTGCGCCTCGCCAAGTCTTTCCTTGAGTGCGCCGATGCGAGCGCCAAGGCTTACGCCGCTTCGTACGGCGCGCCTCGCGACGAGCACGGCCTGACCGAAGAGCAGTATCCATTTCGGGTCGGCGCGCCATACGAACCCACCGAAGAGACGCTGCGAGCTGCTGCCGAGCTGGTCGCTGAAGTCGACGAGCACCTCGGCCACCACGGACCCACCACGAGGGACAGGCGATGAGCGACGGCATCGCGCTCACCGACGCGGCGCGCCCCGGGGCTGTGATTCGGATAACCCCGCTGCGAGGCGAAACCCTGCTACAAGCCGCTTATCGCATCATGCGAGAGCCGGCAGCTTATCTCCCAGGCGGGGTTTCTGATCCCTACGCCATGCCCACGGTCGAGGAGTTGCTGGGCCGATGACCGAGCCCCGCACCCGCCGTGCCTACGCCCAGGCCATCTACGACCGGCTCCTGCAACTCGCCAAGACCTTCCCCATCGACCCTGAGCACCTGGCTCTAGAGATGGCGAACCTCGCGAGCGTGGTGGTGTCGCTGTGCGAGGAAGCGGACCCGACAGGATGAGCCGCATCCTCTGCCAAGCCACGATCACCGACACCCAGCGCCGCGGCATCCCAGGGATCAGCTACAGCGCCTACCGCGTGACCGTGATCGGCAAGACCATGCTCGGCCGCATCCTGCCGACGCGGGTCTACGACGTCGAGGCGAACGACCAGGACCAAGCGGCCCGGGAGTGCATCAAGCTCTTTCAGCGGGAGTTCGACCCGCCGCCGGTCGTCAACCCGAGGAGGCTGATCCATTGAACCTCAAGGAAGTTTGGAGCCACGTTCACTTCGGAGTGCTCGGCTGGATCAAGGGGCGAGCGCGACGCGTCTATCTGTGGGCCCTGGTTGCTGAGCAGCCGACCGAGATGGATCGCGCCAAGTTCGCCGCGCTTGCCGAGCGGGAGATTGACGCCATCCGAGAAACTATCGTAGCGCACTTCGACTACCAAGACAGCGAGGCGCGCATCCTGAGCGAGCGGCTCGCGCGCCGCTATGATCCCGGCATGGCGCTCAACGAGGCCACCAACCGTGCCTTGGAAGCGAAGGCGGCTGCGAAGGCCGCAGGTATGGGCTTGACGCCCAAGCAAGAACTGGCGCTGAAGTTCCAGACCGAGTCGCAGCGACGCAATATCCGGAACGCCTGAGGCCTCTCATTGACGGCTGAGCCCTAGAGCCTCATGTTCCCGCCTATCGTGGGCGCGGGGAACTCCTCGGCTCGTTCGGCGGGGCGCGAGCCACATAAAGCTGATGCAGGTCGTTTCTCCACCTTCCCTGCGCAGTCGGGCCAGTAACCCGGCTCATCGTGCGGGTGATGCATCGGAAGTCCCCGCAACCTACTTGGCCGTCTGATGGCTGGCCTCGCCCCTCCCAACCTGCGCTTAGTCGGCGGAACGGCCTTCGGCATGCCGCCAGCCGCGAACGACCACGGCGACATCCAGGTCGAGATCGAAGAGGGTGGGGGCGATGCCTTCACGCTCGACGACAAGGGCGCGGTTGTGAAGATCGACCACGACGATGGTTCGGTCACGATCAGCCTCGATGGCAAGCCGATCTTCGACCACGAGGAGGCCAAGCGCGACACCGGCTGGTTCGCCAATCTCGCCGACCGCATCGACAACATGGAGCTGTCGCGCATCGCCGAGGACCTGCTGCGCGGGATCGACTCGGACATCACGAGCCGGCAGGGTTGGATCGAGGCGGTCACCCAGGGCGTGAAGCTGCTGGGCCTGGAGATCGAGATTCCGGGCACGAGCGGCGCCGACTCGCTCGAAGGCCAGATGAGCAAGGTGCGCCACCCGCTGTTGCTTGAGGCCTGCCTGCGCTTCCAGGCCAACGCGCGCTCGGAGTTGCTGCCCACGGACGGGCCCGTGAAGGTCAGGGACGACGCCAATGGGCCGCCCGCCATCGGTCACAACGGTGGCCCACCGCTTGCCCAAGGCGCGCTAGCGGATGCTCTGGAGACGGACCTCAACCACTACCTGACCGCCGAGGCGCCCGAGTACTATCCGGACACGGACAGGATGCTGTTCAAGTTCGGCTTCGCCGGCACCTCGTTCAAGAAGGTCTACTTCTGCCCGCTCCGTATGCGACCGGTCTCCGAGACGGTCGACGCCAACGACCTGATCGTCTCGAACGACGCCACCGACCTCGCCAACGCCCGCCGTGTCACGCACAAGATGATGGTGAAGCCCTCGACGGTGCGCCGGATGCAGATCCTCGGCGTCTACCGCGACGTCGACCTCACCGACATCCCGAAGCCCGAGAACGTCGATTCGCTGAAGCGCCAGGAGGCGAGCCAGCAAGGCGTCTCGGTCGAGCCGGGCCTGCCTGAGGACCGAGATCGCGAGTTCTACGAGTGCTACTGCGAACTCGACATCAAGGGCTACGAGCACAAGTGGAAGGGCAAGGAGAGCGGCCTCGAGGTGCCCTATCGGGTGACGATCGACGTCACCTCGCGGCAGGTCCTGTCGGTGGTGCGCAACTTCAACCAAGCCAAGGAGGAGTTGCCCCAGGCCCGGCAGACCTTCGTGAAGTACAGCTTCGTGCCCGGGTTCGGCTTCTACGACATCGGCCTGCTGCACATCCTGGGCAACACCACCAACGCGCTGACCGCGGCCAACCGCGAGATGCTCGACAACGGGATGTTCGCCAATTTCCCCGGCTACCTGATCGCCGACTTCGGCACGCGGCAGAACTCTAACCTGACGAGGGTGGCGCCTGGCGCTGGCGCTCCGGTGAAGACCAACGGCATGTCGATCGGCGACGCGATCATGCCGCTGCCCTACAACACGCAGCACATGCCGGCGTTGATGGCGCTGACGCAGACCATGGAGACGAACGGCCAGCGGATCGGCGGCACGTCCGAGTTGCAGGTCGGCGAGGGCAAGGCAGACGCCCCGGTGGGCACGACTCTGGCCATGGTCGAGCAGGCGACCAAGCTGATGAACTCGGTGCACAAGCGGATGCACGCCAGCCAGGCGCAGGAGTTCCAGCTGCTGGTCGACGTGTTCCGCGAGCACCCCGATAGCTTCCTGCGCAACGACAAGCCCTCGAACGTCCAGTGGACGACAGAGATGTTCGTCAAAGCGCTCGACGACCACGACTTGGTTCCCCAGGCCGACCCGAACACGGCGAGCCACACCCAACGTATGTTGAAGGGCATGGGGCTGAAGCAGCTGCAGATGCAGAGCCAGAGCCTCTACGACCCGATCAAGGTCGACACGTTCCTGATCGAGAACGTGCTGGGCTTTGGCGATCCGAGCCAGTTCTTCGTGCCGCCAAGCGCGATGGGCCAGCCGCCGCCGGAGCTGGTGGCGATGCAGGCCAAGAGCCAGGCCGAGGCCACCAAGGCCGGCGCCGACGACCGCAAGAGCATCGCGGCGCTGATCATGGCGCAGGCTAAGGCGGCCGAGGTGAAGCAGGCCGGGCTGGGCGCCGGACAAGAACCGCCGCCCGACCCGGCCGCGGAGATGAAGGCAAAGGCGTCGCTCATGGACGCCGAGACCAAAAAGGCCGGTCTCCACCTCGACATGCACAAGCTGTCCAGCGAGAACCAGAACCAAGCGGCCGACCGCGCGGCTGAGCATCGGAGTGATTTGCTGCACCTCACGGAGACCGTGCTGGGCCACGCGCACGACGCCGAGATGGCCGCGCGCGAGGTCCCGAAGGTCGAGGAAGAGGCCGAGGGCAAAGACTCTTGACGCCTTTTGCGTCCCGTCCCTCTTCGTGTTACACGGACCTACGAGGGCAACTTCGCCCACGAGTTTGTCTGGTCTGAGGGCAACTTCGCCTGCGACTGCAATCGCGGCAACTTTTTCGCCAAGGCGGCTGGAGACGACGACAGCGATTGCTCTTGCGGGGGCGGTCGCTACCGCGTGAAGATCACGGCGCCCGATGGTACGGTGTTCTACGAGGACAAGCAGGAATGACCCGAGACAATCCCCTCATCTTCCACGACTTTGTGAAAGACGGAGGGCGCCACACCGGCTTCACCGACTCGCGCGGAACGTTTGGAACCCCCGAGCTCGGCGACGGCGTTGCACTCACGAGCATGGCTCACCCGGACGGCCGGCGCGAGAAGCTTCTTGAGATGATCGACCACCGGATCAGCGGCCATCGCTCCTACGTTGCCCAAAGGCTCGCTGACGACATCCTCATTTGGATGGATGGCTTGCTTGAGGCCGACATCAGCGAAGACGCGCTTGAGACCATCGAGATTGAGGTCGCCGACCGATGACCCGAGACGCCGACGCTTACGCCATTCTCAACTACCGCCAGCCGACGGATGCCGCCGCTGTCGAGAAAGCGCAGGGAGACATCAAGCCGGAGCAGATGCGAGCTTGGGCCGAAGAGGTCTCCTGCTACACGATCGGCGGTCTGGGACCGTCGCCGGTCTACATGAAGGGGAACATGCTCACGCTAGATGGCAAGGTTCCTTTTCTGAGCGCCGCTCATCGCATCGCCATTTTGCAGGCCGCGATCGACTTCACGAAGGCTCTGGGATGACCCGAGACGACGCCGAAGAAGCAATCAAAGCCCTGGCCCGCGCGATTGACGCGCTGAGCAAGGAACCGCCGGATACCAAGCGGGCCGCAGCTGAGATCACCGAAGCGATTGCGGTGATCGAGCGGGTGCCTGATGTCTACGCCGACAAGGCGCTTCGCCCCGGCCTCAACTTCCATCAGGAACCGACGCCATGAGCGAAGAGTCCAAGCGCTACCGCTCCGAGATGAAGGCGAAGGCCCGCAGGCTCGGCGACTCGGGTGATCCTCACCAGAAGGTGGACGCGAGTTCATGGACCGAAGCTGGCCCCATGCATGCCGACGTGCAGACTGGGCCGCGTCCTGTCTCCAAGCGGCGCAACTACAAGTCAGGCGGCCACGTCGAGGGCAAGGAGGCGATGCACCACGCCGGCAAGCGTCCGCGGCGCAAGGCTGGCGGCAAAGCGCTGATCAACGACTGGGAGAACGCCGACGTGAAGTCGGCCAACGAAGAGCGCGACGGCATCAAGCACGAAGGCGGGATGAAGAAGGGCGGCCGCGCCAAGCGGGATGTCGGCGGCACAGCGCTCGCCGGTCTACTGCCGGGCGGCCTGACGAACCAGAGCGGCGTCCCGTCCAGCCGCTTCAACTTCCAGAACGGCCCTTCGCTGGCCTCGAAGGCTGCAGGCCTGAAGAAGGGCGGCGCCGCAGAGCATTCTGACGAGCGCGAAGACGAGGAACTCATCCACCGCGAAGTGAAGCCCTCGGCGCTGAAGCCGCATCGGGCCGAAGGTGGTAGGCTCTACAAGGAGCAGTTCTCGAAGCACGACGGCGGGCGAGATCCCCGGGCCCGCGGCGGCAAGCTGGACACCAAGGAGCGTGATCGCTTGCCGAAGGGTGACTTCGGCGAGCCCGGCTCCCGCAAGTACCCGATGCCCGACAAGAGCCACGCGGCCAACGCGAAGGCACGCGCCTCCGAGATGGAGCACAAGGGCCGCCTCTCGAAAGGCGAAGAAGAGAAGATCGACGCCAAGGCTGACAAGGTGCTGCACCGCGCCAAGGGCGGCGGCATGCGTGAAACCACCTATGACGCCAATTCGCTGGCTAGTAAGTCTCGCACCAACCGCATGGCCGCGCCTCGCGAGACGACGTACGATGCCAACAGTTTAGCCAGCAAATCGCAGCAGAACCGAGCGCTGGCCCGCAAGCGCGGCGGCTCAGCCGGCAAGGCCGGCAAGATGAGTGTCAACATCGTCATCGCCCCCGGTGGCGGCCATCAGGACCCGGCTGCGGCCATGCCGTCCCCTGGTGGGCCGATGCCGCCTCCGATGCCCCCGCCGCGTCCACCGATGCCGCCTCCAGGCATGGCAGGCCCTCCAGGCATGCCTCCGCCCGGAATGCCCCCAGGTGGCCCGCCCCCGATGATGCCCCCACCCCGCAAGCGCGGTGGCCGGATCGACACCCAGGGCGGTGGAGGCGGTGGCCTCGGCCGGCTTGAGAAGATCGAGGACTACGGCAAGCGCGCCGAGGAGCTTGACGGGCACTACTGATGCTAGTCGGTCCCGAGGACTACGAGCGCCGCGTTTTCGCGACCGAGGAGAGCCGAATCCGGCGAGCGGTATACGCTTTCAGCTGCGAACTCGTGAAGTTGGGCTGCGATCCAGAGTTCTGGGACCGAGAGGATGAACGGCGCCGGGAGCTCGCGATGGCGAAAGCGATCCAGGAGTACCGCCGCGTGTCGTACGATGATCCGCCGTCCTTCACCGAGGCTTCCGCCTGATGGCCGGCGTCTCCGTCACCTACAACAACCGCTTCGCCGAAATCCTCATGAAGCGGGTCGAGGCCATCCGCGAGGACCTCTGCACACAGATCGGCACAGGGGCCGGCGTGGCCGACTTCGCCGACTACCGCGAGAAGGTCGGCTACATCAGGGCATTGACAGATTTGCGCGGATGGTGTGACGAAGCAGAGACGGATTTGAACAAGGGATAACAATGCCAGCCGCGCAGATGATCCACGACATCGACCCCAAGCAGGTCATCTACGACAAGCTCGGGTCCATTCCCTCGGGCCTCGTCTGGCGCAACCTGGTGCTGGTCGCGGTCTATGAGCGCCCCGAGAAGACGAAGGGCGGCATCATCCTCACCGACAGCACCCGCGACGAGGACCAGTTCCAGGGCAAGGTCGGCCTCGTTGTCCAGCTTGGGCCCCAGGCCTTCGTCGATACCGAGGCCTACGCCTTCGACGACAAGGCGGCGATCGGCGACTGGGTGTGGTTCCGCACCTCGAACAGCTTCCCGCTGAAGATCAACGGCAAAATCTGCCGCGTCATTCGGGACGACCGCATCGACGGGCGCGTCCCTGATCCGGACATGGTGTGGTAGGGAGCGATCACGATGCCTGACGACGATCTCGAAATCATCATCGAGGACGACCCGATCCCGGGGACCGAGGAGTTCCTCGCCGACACGGGCGCCAAGGCTCCCGCCGCCGAGCCCCAGCGCCGCGCGGTGTCTCCGGAAGAGGGCGCCGAGGCGCTCCGCACCCAACTGGCCGCCAAGGATGCCGAGATCGCCGCGGCGAATGCTCGGGCCAATGCCGCAGCCAGAGCCGAGGCGGCCGCCCGCGGCGAGGTGCAGGACACCAACGTCACCATGGTCGAAACGACCATCGCGGCGGTCAAGCAGGACATTGCGGCGATGGAGGCCGGCTTGGCCGACGCCTGGGCTGCGGGAGATTTCTCCGCGGCAGCCAAGCTGCAGAGCCAGATCTCCCGCAAGGCCGCCGAGCAGCTGCAGCTCGAGACCGGCCTGGAGAGCCTGAAGGCCGCACCGAAGCCGACGCCGACAGCGCCGGCCCCTGTAAACGACCCGGTCGAGCAGATGGCGCGGCAGTTGACCGACCCGTCCGCCGCCTGGATCAGGGCGCACCCAGATTTCGCCCGCGACCCAGTGAAGCAGCGGCGCCTGCTAGCCGCCCACAATCTCGCCGAGACCGATGGTTACGCCCTCGACAGCGCCGAGTACTTCGCGGCGGTCGAGCGGACGCTCAAGATCGGCTCGTCCGATGGCCGACCAGACCCCACCCCGGCCCCGCGCCTGCGGCAGGAGCAAGTTTTGTCCGACACCTCGAAGCCGGCCGGCGGCCGCACTGAGACCCAACCCGCCTCGTTGCCGCCATCGCGCGGCGGAAATGGTGACGGCTCCTCGACCACCAAGGTGGTGCGCCTGACGCGCGAGCAGGTCGAGGCCGCCTCGATTTCGGGGATGACGACGCAGGAGTATGCGCGCGAACTCCAGCGGCTTGAGAAGGATCGCCGCGAGGGGAGAATCCAATGACCGTTCGCCGCACCAAGCGCGCCACCGCCAAGCCGGCGCCCAAGCCGACCGCGCCGCGCGCATCTGCCGCAGACACGCACATCATGCTGGATGACAGCGCGCTCGACGACGCACTGGACGGTCAACTCGACCCGACGCCGACCGCGCCGCCGCCTCGCGCCGCCGGCCCCGCGCGTGACCCAATTCGCGAACCCATCCGGATGAGCAGCGCCGACCGCGCCGCCCTTCGCGCCCAGCAGATCTTCGAGACCGTCGACCTCGACCTCGAGGACGACAAGTTCGCGCTCCCTGCCGACCTCGCTCCCGAGGGCTGGGAGTACGAGTGGAAGACCTACACGATCATCGGCAAGACCAACCCCGGCAACGAGGTTCAGCTCGCGCGGACCGGCTGGGAGTACGTCGATGCCACCCGGCACCCAGAGATGATGCCGGTCGGCTACACTGGCCCGATCGAGCGCGAAGGCATGCGCCTGATGGAGCGGCCGAAGATCGTCAACGACCGCCAGCGGCAGGCCAACTACATGCGGGCGATCAACCAAGTCCGCGGCCAGGAGCAGCTCGTCGGCGTGGCGCCGAAGAACACGATGCAGCGCCATACCAGCCAGGGCCAGCCGGTGAGCAAGATCGAGCGCGAGTTCGTCTCGCCGGCCGCGATCAAGAACGAAGGGTTCGTACAGGTTGGGACGCCGATCCCGGAATAGGAACACACAGAGGCCCCAAGCCGCTTCGGCGGTGGAGCAAATCATATCCCGAGCGGCTTCCATGCTGGTCCGCTCCGAGCCGGAAGGGGGATTGAGCGTGGGCTTCGGGGCCACACAGCGCGAAGGCACACCGTAAAGCCGGATAGCCAGCGGCCAGTCTCTCTCCGGGGGCTGGCCGCTTCGTTATTGAAGTCCGGCCGTGACGGTGTCATAAGTCGCACTGGCTAAGCCGCGCGCCCAAGGGGCCGGTCTGCCTTTCCCAAAATCAGGATTATGGAGGCGGCCAATGGCCACCCGGTGCAAGTTCACGTGTCGCTCGGTCGAAGACTACGGCCAGAGCAAAAAGGTCAACCTCAGCGTCGTCTACGAGGGCTCGCTTGGGCCGGATGAAGAGAACAAGCGATTCACCAAGGCGACGCCATCCGGCGACTGTTGGCTGACGATCGACAACCCGGCCGCGTCCGTTCAGTTCGTCCCCGGCCGCGAGTACTACGCTACGTTCGAGGAAGCGCCTGCGATGAACTGGACGGCGCACGCCTACGGAATCGACGTCAGCACGCCGGAGGGCGCGGCTAGGTTCGACGCCAAGACGGGGCGTTTGGTCGCAGAGCCCGCGTGATGGCCGACTTCTGCATGTGCACCAGCCCGCCGAAGAACCGGATATGCAGGGGTTGCGGCTACGACCCACGGCCGCAGCACGCTCATCACGCAACCGCTCAACGCCTTGAGCGGATCGAAGAAAGACTACGTCGCGTCGAGCGGATGGCTGGCCGCCACGAACTGCTGAACATGCGGTTCAACTGACCGTCTGTTGACACCGCGCAACTTCGCTGCGTAGTTTGCCGCCGATGCCGCCCCTCGGGGGCGCGGCCAGACGCTTTTCCCGATCCGTAGTCCGCCCGGCGCGAGACGATGGCTCCTCCCTCCAGAGGTCCACGTCTCCATGGCGACCAACACCTCCGCGCCGAACGGCTTCTCCCGCTACCGCGGCACCGGTTCGACGCCGACCTTCGAACAGAAGATCGAGCAGATCGACGCAGCGACGGTCAACATCTTCCAGAACGACCCGGTGTTCCGGCTGAGCGACGGCACGATCGCCGGCATCACCACGGGCCCAGGTCCCGGCACCGGCATCCTCGCCGGCATCTTCGTCGGCTGCAACTACATCAGCGTCGCCCAGAAGCGCCGCGTGTGGGGTAACTACTGGCCCGGTTCGGACGTGGTCGCCAACGGCTTCGCCAACGGCTACATCGACGCCGACCCGAACGCGCAATTTGCCGTGCAGGTCGGCGGCTCGACCACCACCGGCTTCGTCCTCGCCGACATCGGGCAGAACTTCCAGTTCGCCTACGGCACCGGCTCGACCGCCAACGGCATCTCCGGCGCCTACGCCGATGAGAGCGTGGCCCGCGCCAACACCGCCACCCTGCCCTTCCGCGTCGTCGCGCTGATCACCGAGCCGCCGGGCGCCAACGGCACCAACACGGGCCAGTACAACTCCATTGTCGCGGCGTTCAACAACGTCGAGACCAAGACCCTGACGGGAGCGCTCTGATGCCCATCGCACTCTCCGCCATCAAGGACCTCCTGCTGCCGGGCCTCCGCGGCGTTGAGGGGAAATACGAGCAAATTCCCTTCCAGCACGACAAGGTCTTCACCAAGTTCCTGTCGAAAATGGCCCTCGAGCGCACCGCCGAGATGCGCTACCTGCCGCTGGCGCAGATCAAGAACGAAGGCGGCCAGACTGCCTTCGACAACAACTCGGGCGAACGGTTCATCTACAACCAGGAGCACACCGAGCTCGGCCTTGGCTACGCGATCACCCGCAAGGCGATCGACGACAACCTCTACAAGACCCAATTCCATCCCTCGAACCTGGGCCTGGTCGAGTCGTACCAGCAGACCAAGGAAATCTACGCCGCCAACGTGCTGAACACCGGCAACGTCTACCAGACGGCGGTGGGCGGCGACGGCGTGGCCCTGTTCTCGACGGCGCACCCGATCGACGGCGGCACCTACGCCAACACGCCGACCACGCAGACCGACCTCAACGAGGCGACGCTGCTGAACGCGATGGTCTCGGTGCGGACCAACTTCAAGGACCAGGCCGGCCTGCGCATGTTCTCGCGCGCCCGCAAGCTGATCGTCCCGCCGCAGCTGGAACCGGTCGCCATCCGGCTCACCAAGACCGAGCTGCGCCCCGGCACCGCGGACAACGACGTGAACGCCATCCTGTCGACCGCCGGCGGCCTGCCGGAAGGCTACATGGTGATGGACTTCCTGACCTCGCAGTTCGCGTGGTTCCTGCTCACCAACATCGTCGGGCTCAACTATATGAGCCGGATCGCGTTCGAGACGGATATGCAGGTAGACTTCACCACAGATAACCTTCTTGTCAAGGGGTACGAGCGCTATTCGTTCAACTACAGTAACCCTCGTTGCGCTTATGCATCTTTCCCAACTAGCTGATTTTGAACGATAAAAATCAGTAACGTTCTAAGAGGTTATCCTTTGTTATGAAGGTTGCGGACCAAAACCAGACTGTGGTAAGGTTCCCTCGCCAATCACGGCAGAGAGAGGATCGAGCTATGGCCGAATGGGGTCTGGACTACGAAATCGTCAGCGAAGCGCTGGCCTACGATGCGGACACCGGCAAAATCTGGTGGAAGATCAAGCCGTCGCGCAATGTGCTGGCCGGATCGGAAGCGGGGTCGGTGAAGGCCACCCGCAAAGACAAAGACGGCAAGGAAGTTTCCTACCGCTACGTGCGCCTGCAGGGCGTTGTCATTCCCGCTCAACGCATTGCGTGGCTGCTGCACTACGGTGAGTGGCCGCTCGCCCGACTCGCTTTCGCGGACGGCGATCCGCTCAACCTCGCTATCGCCAACTTGGAGCAGCGCGAGACCGCGCTGACCAGCGAGAAGAACTCAGCTGATTATGTCCGCAAGAGCCGCGAAGAGCACCAGATGTTCTGGAAGGACCGCGACCTGCAGCGCTCGTTCGGTTTGTCGCTCTCGGAGTACAGCGACATGGTCGCTGCTCAGGGCAACAAATGCGGCATCTGCGGCGAGTCGGAAACCCAGAAGCGTGATGGTGTTACGAAGGCGCTCGCCGTCGATCACTGCCACGAGACGGACCAGATTCGCGGGCTCCTCTGCGCGGCCTGCAACGTCGGTCTCGGCGCCTTCAAGGATAACGCCGCATCCCTCCGCGCCGCTGCCGACTACATCGAAAAGCACGCCTCCAAGGTCGTGCCGCTGAAAGCTGTGGAGACCTAGATGGACGTCCAAGGCGGCCAGCTGACTCAATCCGCAGGCAACCCGGTCCAGCCGGCCACGACCTTCACTGGTCCGCTGGTTGCGGGCGGGGTGCTGCACTCGGACGGCACGGGGAATCTCGCGGGTCTGGGCGGCACGCAGGGAACGGCGAACACCGGCTATGCCAACATGGTGCAGGCCGACGTGGTCACGCAGGCCGCATCGTCCGGCCAGTCGGCGGGCGTCTATCTGTCGGCCAACATCGTGATCCCGGCGCAGAGCGCGATCACCCGGATTTTCGGCCGGGTGACCACGCCGTGGAGCGGCGCCTCAGCGACCTTCGGGATCGGCATCTCGGGCAACGCGACGTTTTTCACTGCGGCGGGTGCTGCGAACGGCGGCACCGATGGCCTGATCGAGTTTTCGCCCGGGTCCAACGCGACGGCGATCGGTCACTGGGACAACGTCGGGAACACCGACGTGCAGCTGCTGATCACCTCGACCAACACCGGCAACGGCGTGATGACGATCTTCGTCGAGTACATGCAGGGCGTGAACCTGGCGTCGTAAGCGCCCTAGGAGAGAGACCATGAAGGGCCGCAAGGACCACGAACGCAAGGAACGCTCCACCGGCGGCCGCGATGACGCCGAGGCGGACCTGAAGGACAAGCCCGAAGCGCGCACGGACGCCAGGAAGATCGATTCCGAGGCGGAAGAGCGCAAGAAGGGCGGCAAGGTCGAGCACGCGAAGACCTGCCGCTGCAAGGAGTGCATGGGTGGCCGTGCCGAGCGCAAGCGCGGCGGCCACGTCCACCATGAACGGATGGAAGAGCTCGCCCACGCCCACCACGTCGGCCCGGTGCACGGCGAGCATGCCAAGCACCACGCCGGCCGCAAGCCGCGGGCGAGCGGCGGCAAGACGGGCGCCGACTCGCACCCGTTCTCGTCGGCTCGCAAGGGCGAGCACCCCGCCGGCCGCAAAGAAATGGACATCGACTAAGCCATGCAGATCGCCGACGCACTCACGGTCGAAGGCGCCCTTACGGCGACCAGCATCTCCGGCACGATCACGCCGGGGGTGGGCGGGATCGCGTTTCCTGGGGCCACGTCGGGGACCACGACCGTGGCGGCCTCGGCCATCGCCGGATCAACGACCGAGACGCTCCCTCCGGTCAGCGGAACTATCGCCTCGACGTCTGGCGCCAACCTGTTCATCGCGGATGTGTTCCGCTCGACGACGATCCAGACCGCGAATGCCAATGTGGTGCCGGCTACGGTGACGGGGCTGGTCTCCAACACCCTGGCGGTAGGGACCTACACCATCCGTCTGGTGCTCTACACGACCGTCGCGTCCGGCACCGGCGGCATCGCGATCACTGGCCTGCTGACGACGGCGGTCCTGGGCGTCGGCAACTTCGTGACCTTCTCTGGCCTGGCGGCCACGATGGCGACGACCGCTGCGACATCGGTCACTTCGCCGATCAGCTTCTACAGCGCCGCGGCGATTCCGTTGCTGATCGAGGTGGAGGGCACGTTCACCGTCACCACGCCGGGCACCCTGACGATCCAGATGTGCCAGGCGGTGTCGAACGCTTCCAACTCGTCGGTCAATGTCGGGTCCACGATGACGTTGACCCGCATCGCCTAGCCCTGCGGAGAGATGACCCGTGCAGCCAATCACTGTCGTCGTTGGCCCGCTCGGAGCAGCTAGCGCCAACAACATCGCTCTGAGCCAGACGCCTGCGGGCGCCGGCGCGCTGACGCTGAACGGCTCGACCGTCGTCAACGGCGTCGCGGTGCTGGACAAGCCGCGGCAGGTCCTGATTACGACCGCCGGCGACGAGCATCTGAAGAACTTCGTCATCACCGGCACTGACTGGGCCGGGAGCACGATCAGCGAGACCGTCTCAGGCATTCCCAGCGGGACCGCCAAGGCCTCTGTCCTGAGTTACGCTACCGTGACCTCGATCACCATCAGCGCGGCCGCTGCGGGTGCTCTGACGGTCGGCACGAACGGCGTGGCGTCGAGTTCGTGGGTCCGCCTGGACGGCTGGGCCAATCCGTCGGTGTCCAAGCAGTGCGTGGTCAGCGGGACGGTCAACTACACGGTCCAGTATTCGAACGACGATCCGAACTCGGCGACCGCTCCGGTCAATCCGAACGCCATGACGTGGTTCAACGACATGAACACCGAGTTCGTCGCCGCGACAGCCAGCCAGTTCGATCTATGGGCCTTCGTACCGCTCTGGGTGCGCCTGGTGCTCAACAGCGGCACAGGCTCGGTGACGATGACGCTGCAGCAAACCGGCGCCGCTCCGCGGTAGGGGATAGACCATGAAGTTCGCCGCCGCTCTCGGGCTCTCCCTTTCGCTGATCGCGTCTGCCGCCCTGGCGGCGCAGCCGGTCACGATCACCGATCCGGCAAACGGAAACGCGGCCACCGTAAGCGGTGGCGCGCTGAATGTCGCTGGCACATTCAGCGCCACCCTTTCGGGTTTCACTCCCAACGGCAGCTACGGCACGCCGCTGAGCGTTTCGGGGACCACCTCCGAAACCGCTCTTCCAACCGGCACATCCGTCGCAATTCACAACACCGGGGCGAACGTCGCGTTCGTGAACCTGGGGACCTCGAGCGCCGTCACGGCCACGACCTCGGATATTGCGGTGCCTGCTGGGGGCGGCTGCGTCGTTACAGTCGGCTCGAACACCAACATCGCAGCGATCACGGCGTCGTCTACGACCAGCCTGAACACGGTGGGAGGCACAGGCCTCGGGAACTACTGCTGGGGCGGCGGGTCGGGAGGCGGAGGATCATCGGGCGCCGTATACGGCCCGACCGCGGTAGGAACGGCCGCCGCCAATCCGCCGATCCTTCAAGGCGGCACGATCGACGGCACCGCGACGGGCGCTGTCGCAGTCCAGAAGATCGTCTCGGGCGTAGCGTCTGACAATCTCGCGCAAGTCGGTGGCGCCGCTCCTTCCCTGACCAATCCTCTGTGGATCGCGAATGCGGAAGCGAACGATACCACCGGGACATTCACCAACGCCACGCAGACCACCAGCATCACGAATTCGTCGGCGGACGGCTACGCCACGGCGCTTCTCAGCGTCAACGGGACCTATGGCACGGCCTCGGGGGTGTTCGAAGAGTCCGACGATGGGGGCACTACCTTCTATTCGATCATCTGCACCCGCTCGGACGGCTCGGCCTCCGAGACCGGGTACACCGGTCTCACCAACACCAACCGGCAGTGGACTTGCCCGGTGGGGGGGAACGACTCCGTCCGTATCCGCTCGACCGCCGTGGCGTCTGGCACCCTCAATGCGCGGGTGGGCATCTCTGCCGGCGCGGCGCCCAGCGGCACGGTCAGCGGCTCGGTGGTGGTCACTCAGACTACCGCCGCCAATCTCAACGCGACCGTCGTAGGGACTGGCA